CCTATGGTCTGCATGATGCTGGGGTCTTGCAAGAAGGTCATATGTGCTGTGATGTGCGCCTGATGATCCTGATAAATGAACGCTTTGACCGGCATACCTTTGAGCACATTCATGTTCTCAGTTATGGGATCTTTGGGCTTCTGATCATCCGGCAGGGGTACAAGCTTGTCGGCGTTGGGAATACCCAACACATCAAGCATCTGCCTGTGAAGGCGGGGCATGTCGTATAACTGGGGCGCTCCCTGGGCTAACTGCAACGCAGCTTGATACTGCACCACTCGCTGAGCCATTGTCGAGGCGTTAGGGTCAGACACCGGAATAACTTCCACGATGTCATAGTCTTCAGCTTTAACTTGAGGTGTGCCATCCTGCGGTACGTAGCTATAGTCGGGTGAGGTGTATTCTTTGATGATTTCTTTGAGCAGCTTGAATTCTTCTTTCATCGCTGCATGGATGCGAGCCTGCACAGCACCCATCGTCTTTAGCTGCCTCTCCAACAAAGCCAGGGTCGTACCCACCGGAGCCTGACTCGACATATCGCTGATCTTCATATCAGCCATACCACCAAGCCTTCGCGCTTCTTCGGTGATTTGGTTTAATAGGGCAAGAAGAACTTGGCTCGGTTCTTTATAAGGCAGCGGTAGTATGTTGTCTCTGATCGCTCCCCCCGGCACATCCACATCACGCCATTCACCCGGAGCAATCGGGGTGTCATCCCCTTTGATCCTAAGCCCTCTGGACTTCAACCCGCCGGGAAGATTAGATAGTGAGCCTGCATCCACCAACTGACGGATCAGCATGGTGCCTGCTGTGGCATAGCCACCAATAATATGAATCAACCCAAAGCCATAAGCTCCAAAGCCGGGGATGTACATATAGTGTACAAAGTGCTGACGCTGACGTTTCTGGGGGTCGTCTTCTTTGTAGTTACGCCTTATGGCTAAGACTTTGTTAGTACTTTTGTCAATGGTGATAACGTAGGGCAGTGGCAATTCTTCCTCATACCCTGGTAAGTCATACTCAATATGCACCTCGCATATCTGATATCGCTCATCTTTAGTCTGCTCAACACCTTCTTTTTGGGCTTTGGCTTTCTCAATATCCGTCTGTGTGGCGTAAGGCTCCCCAAGATCAATATCACGGTAAAACCCACTAACTTGCAACCGCTTCACATCATTTTTAGTCTTACGCATGATGTGCGTAAGGCGGTCTGTACGTCTGATGTTTGTTACACCATAGGGGAGGATGACATCCTCGGCAGGTACATAAAATGAAACTTGTCGCTCTAGCGACGGATCGTAGTACACCTTCTTAAACGACGAACCCGCCAGTGCCACACCCCACAGCGCACGTTCATGTTCTGAGCGATACTCAGGCATCTTATCTGTTAACTGATAATTCATATCAGCTTTTACCCGTCTGCCTGCCTCTTCAATCTCAGGCGTAAACTGACCGATAATCTGTGTCTTTACGGGGCCAGCAGCGGGAAATGTCTCCATAATGGACTCGCTTTGAAAGCGAATCGCAGCTTCAGTAAGCAGCGTAGAGAACACACCACACGCACCATCCCAGGGCTCTGTTACCTCATCATATTTAAGCCCCAATACATCTAACCCTTTTACATAAGTATCAGCCCAATCTTTACGCCCCCCAAGATCAGTCTCAACCAACTCCATCACATCACTTGCAATTTTTTGCAAATCGCTTTCTTTCATATACTCGGCAAGGTTAGAATCAAACGCTTCTTCCTCTTCTTCTCCAGGCTCAATTTCAATCTCTACCCCACCCATATTAATTCTTACAGCCTCGGGGTCTTCGATCTCAATCTCAATAGCAGCTTCGTCGCCTGCCAACGCCTCAATGCCTTCGGGTGCGCTGTATAAACCTTTATCGATAGCCATATTTTGTCCTATCCTAAGTAATAACCGCGTTTCTGCCCACGAAAGCCACGGAAATATTGAATTTCATCAACTTCATCGGAAGGCAGCCGCAAAAACCCACCCTGCCTGAACCGCAGCAGCGCCATCGTGGTCGTATCGACCAAGTCATCATGGCTCATAAACGGGAACCCAGCAACTTCTTCAACGACTTCCTCAGCCCAGCGCGTTTCAGGCACCCACACCAACCCTTGCCTAATAATGTCAGCTACCGAATTAAGCCGGGCCAACTTATCACCTGTACCTCGGTGTGGGGTGTATTCATTAACCGGGATACCCATGCGCCTAAACTCTTGATAGAGCGCCGTACCAGAAACTTTTTTCTCAACAATAAACGCATCGGGTTCCCACTCTCGCCACTGCTCCATCGCAAGATCTTTAAGATCAGGAAACTCGACTCTTTTCTTGATCGCGTTAAGTAAGATAATGTGGTAGCCCTTCTCCTCCTCATTATTCCAAACCCCCCAAACAGTTATCGCGGTGTAGTCAGCGCGGTTATGTGTTTCTGCTGCGGCATCTAATGTGAGAATGATGTAGTCACAATCAGGTGGGTCTTCTTTCTTCCACACCTTCCACCACTCGCGCTTAACAACCGACGCTTCCTCTGCCGTGGGGTTTTGCTGATACTGCGCGTTCCACTGAAATACGGGCATCGACGCTTTCGTGCGGTGCAAGGCAGTAAGATCAAAAAACTCGGGCCAAAGGGATTTTTCGCCAGACTCGGTATCTAATATAGCGGGGAACTCAACGACTCTAAACTGATCTGCCAGTTCAGAGTTCGCCATATCCCTAGTCACCCGACCTGTCAGGTCGTCCATATGCCAGCGGGTTTGCACAATCGCCACCCGTCCTCCGGGCATCAGTCGGGTCCGCGCACCAAACGTATACCACTCATAAGCTTTTTCAAAGACATCAAAGTTGCCGTTGATGATGTCCTGTTCATTATGTGGGTCGTCAATTAAGAGCAGGTCAGCGCCACGACCAGCAAGAGCAGAGCCAACACCACAGGCAAAATACTCACCGCCAGCATTAGTATTCCATCGGCCCGCAGATTTAGAATCAGCCGCAAGATCAACCGTCGGAAAAATCTCTTTGTACGCATCACCTGCAATCAAATTCCTGACTTTCCTTCCAAAATCAACGGCAAGGTCCGTGGTGTGCGACACCATCAAGATTTTCTTATCAGGAAATTTTCCCAGAAACCATGCAGGAAAGTAAATAGAAACAAGCTGGCTTTTACCATGCCGGGGCGGGATGTTCACGCACACCCGATCCTCTAGTCCCAGCGCCGTTTTCATAAGCAAGTCAGCAAGAATCCTGTGATGTTTGCCAACCTTGTAATCCGGCTGCATGTGCTTACAGAATTCAATTAAATCGTTACGACAACTCGCTGCATGTTTACGTTTTGCCAGTTCATCAGCAATTTGCTCGATTTCTTCTTGCTCTTCGGGTGAAAAAGTGTGTAAGTTCTTCAAAAGAACGAGGATTTCCGCTTCAGTAAGCGTCGTTAGCCCCATTACTTACCCTTTTACACTCATTTCAACCGCTGATTCTTCGTTTTCTTCTTCTTTTACCCCCAAAATTTCTTTCACATCGATTACATCACCCCCTAAATCAACTTTTCCGTTGGCATCAAGGAGTTTTTGTAGCTTCTCGCGTAGTTTTGTTTCTAAATCTGAGGTCGAACGATGATTAATCGTCACTTCAGAGCGTTCTGTAAATAACCCAACGTCTGAAATTTTACCCAATAGTTCTAATGCGCGAATCCGAATCTTGGCGTCGGGGTGAATACTTTCTTTTATCAGCCTGTTTGTTACTAAACGACGCAGTTCCAACGCATTAGCTACGACTTGCTGCCCCCAAATATCCAAAATACCCCGCAACTCCAGCAATTCTTCGGGTTTATCCGGCAGTTGGGGTTGCACTTTGGCATCTGGCAGTGTTTGCGCGAGGGCATTAAGCGTTACTGAGGCGGCAGTTCTTGCCGACTTCTGCGTTTGAGGATCAGTTTTTATAGGAAGACCGTGTTCGACTAATAAAGCAGCGGTATTACATGCAGCCGTAGCCCGCTCTACAAGATCTTTGAACTGCACATCATCGTTTAACTCAATAAACGGCACTCCAAGGTCAGGGTGGCAGATCAGATTAGGTAGTGTTTCTTGTATAAGTTGGTTCATTGTTGTCGGGAAAGGTGGCACCGAAACAGATTTACGCACTTTATACAGTAATTATTTATTTTTGCAAGGAGGTTGGGACTCCTGACGGGGGGTGTTTCCTATAGAAGGGGGTCGCGGGAGGATTTGAAAAGTGAGGTAGTTATTCGTCCAGAATAGCAACACAGTTGGGCGCGATGGAACCACGTTAACCTTGGGGGTGTGCGGGTACGGTGGGGTCGCGGTTCTGACGATTTGCGTGGGCGTTGCTGGTTATACCGTATAACGTGCGCGGATCTGATACCAGTGCTATAAGTTCTAGAACCTATAAGTTATACGTATAACATGGGTTGGAATAAATAATCTAGTTAAATGTGGCAGAGTCTGACAAATAGGCGTTCAATACAAATTATCGGATGTCGAGCAATACTCGCTCTGCCCGATACTCTTGGAGCCAATACCATGTCACAAACTATCGTTTTTTCCACAAACACCAAAGCGCAATTCGCCAAAACCATTCCGGCTGCATGTTTAGCCCTTGATCTACTCGACAAGGCTAAGGCTAAGGTCGAATCAGTGTCTTGGGTTATGGTTGCAGATAGCCTTCGCAAAGATGGTTTTCTTTCAACGTCTTTCGCGCCAGCAAAAGACGCGCAAGGTAACACAATCGACAATCCAGCCCGTGTAGGGGTTCGGATTCTGATCGAGAGCAATTATCCCGAGGCAAGCAAAGCCTTAATCGCCAAGGACACCAAAACCTTGAACGAAAACCAAAAAGGCAAGCGTAGAGCATTAACGCAGCGTTGGACTGCGCTGTTAGCCAAGGTTACCGATGCAATGGCAAAGGCTGAGGGCAAAGAGGACGCAGCAAAAGCTAAGGCTGCGGAAGACGCAAAGTCTGACGACGACAAAGCTTTGGACATGATCAAAGCTTTGCTCTCGCACCTAACAGCCGAGGGCAAAACGTGGAAGGTCTGCCGACGCGACGACGCGGTACGCAGTCTGAAGATTGCTCAGGCTGCAATCGAAGGTGTCAAGCTTGCGACTAGCAAGTAAGGTCTAACCTGAGGGCTGTTATACGTATAACAGCCTTCGCCTTTTCGAGGGTTGAAATGGACAAGATAGATTGCTTTGTTATGGGTTTTATGGTTGCGATGTTAATCGTTGTAATCATGCTTACATGTTATGAGATGATCTGATTCTAAGGCCCGCTCCGGCGGGCTTTTTTTTTCGTCCTAATTTTTTGGATGGCAAGCTGCTAGCAGCTTGCCATTTTTTTCGCCCGTTGTCAACTGTTATACCGTATAACAAACCCTCTGAAACCAGTGACAGGGGGCGGCGGCGAGCATCTAGCAGCGGCGACGGCAGGGACTTCCCCAAACTTAAACACGCGATGAGATGTTATACCGTATAACATTCTCACTGAAACCAGTGATAGGTAGCAGCGGGGGGTGTCGGCATCAGACGAGGGGTAATGAGTCTAATGTAGTTTTGGTTCACATACTATCAATACCTCATACGCTTTACCACTAGCTACCACAATTAGCCACAATCTGCTGATTTCAAATTCTATCTAACTTTATGTTTATATATATATTTATATATACATTTATAATGAGTAATAAGTATGAGATTTTAGACCCCCAAAATATTTTTTTCCCCTCGACGTTGGTCGGAGAGTGCCCAAACCCCCCGAAAACCGAAAAAAGCTGGCGATACCTCAAAATCCGTACACTACCGGAAATACCATACTTCAAGGACTTGCGTATCTGCGACCCACGTACTATCACTACCTCCAATTCTTCCCCACTCTTTACCACGCTTTGCACCCACCTTTCCCCAAAAAATCTACTGCAAACATTACCTTCCAATATCATCCCATAACACCTCTTTGTAAACTCTCAGTAAAACTTTCAACCCCTTGACAAACGTTACAAACTGTGGTAAAATGGGGGTGTTGTACAAGCAGTTGAGAAGCAGTCGTTGGTGAGTAGTTGAGTACGCCGTAAGGTTATACGGTATAACACGGCTTTCATGAGATTTTTCTTAGGCGTTTTCCTTGTGTCGAGTTTGTTATACCGTATAACATTTCTTTTTATTTAATTTTTCTGGAGCCCCCACCATGACCACCATCTTTATCCACTGCCGCGATTGCGGCATGAAACTACGTAAGAAGAAGGACCGGCAAGTCGGTATCTGCTGGGATTGCCGTGAGGTCGCCGCTGTGAAAGCCCGCAAGGGTTGGTGCATCGTGCAGGAATACGGCAAGGGTCCGTATCAGTTAGTCACCGCTGCCGCTGCCCACACCACCCTAAAACAAACCAACCAGAAACAAGTGAGGACGTGAGATGAACGAGAACAGCGAAGAAACAGGCAAGT